AGCTTCGCCACCACCCGATTTTTTACTTTCTCCACCGGTTTCACCACCGGTTGGCTCACCACTTGCAGGTTCACTTTCACCGGTTAGATCAACTCCGCCGCCAGCTTCTCCACCGGCTCCGGCACCACCTTCTTTATCTTTTGACTTTAAAAATACTAGCGCGGGGTCATTACCTTCATCCTCAATTTGCTTAAACCTATAAGATCCCTTGGCATCATCAAAAAGTTGTTTTTGTAATTCAATCATGTCTTGGTCACTCATACCAAATACATTTTCATATACCCATTTCTTACTAAACAACTTTTGTTCAGCCATGTCTTTGCTAACCTCAACCTTGCTCTTCCATACATCAATCTTTTCTTTTTCAAATATTGTAGAAGGATTGGTAAGTTCAAGACTAAAATCAACCAACGATTCATCTCTATATCCTTGACTATATAAGTGAACCACAGCAATCTTGTTCAATTCACTAACAATAATACGTTGTACACGTTGAATAGTACGTGCAAAACGAATATCTTCTGCTGCCAACGTTGCTTTGCCAGAAAGCGATTCATCATAACCCAAGAATGCCTTTGGAATTTTGAGTGCTGCCATCATTTTGTTTCGTAGATATTCAATATCGTCTGTACCAGTCCATTCCAGACCAGGCAAGTTATCAATACTGGTTCCGCTGTCTCCACCACGAACTGGCAAGAAAATGTCTTCAACCATGTTTTGTAGATTGAAACGAAGGTTGTAGTCACCTGTGTTTTGATCCAAATATGGAGTTTTCTTCATTTGTTGAATGATGCGATCTACGTGATTATCAACTTCATTTGGAGGAATATTACCAATATCAATCTTGAATATTCTCTTTTCTGGAGCACGCATGATACGATGAATTAACATTGCGTCTTCCATCAAACTCAATTGTTTCCATACACGACGTGCGCCTTCTAATATACTCTTACCATATGGCAAGAAATTGCTATCACTCAACAATCTAAAATGTGCTATTTGATAATTTTCACATTCCTCGATTTTATTTCCATATGGCAAATTAACTTGGAATTTAACAAAATTTTTATTTGTTAAATGTGCATTTTCAATACGAGTAACATAATAGCTGCTAAGGGGCTCTACCATGTATACACCATATTCTGGACTGATGTACAATCTCATATAAAAATCACCATATTTAACCAAACTACGAGTCCAACTCCAAAGGTTGAATTCGATATTGAGAATGTCGTAGAACAAGTTGTTTAAGATGTTTTTAATTTCATCGTTGTTTGAACGAACTGCGATTACATCACCCATCTCATTTCGTGTAGTACATTCGTCCGCATAAATGTCCAAAGCAGATGCCAAAATTGGGTCCATGTCCATTGTATTTGAAACGAAACAACTATCTGTTGCAAAATTTTCGTATTTTTCGACAGTAACATCATATACATCAACTTCACCGATCTGTTCTATTGATACTATTTTATGGTTTAATGTAGAAACCACTTCATTTTTGAATGATTTCCAATCGTGTCCTTCTTTTTTGAGACGATTTTGTAGAGTTGACTGATCACAATTAATATGTGCAATAAAATCCCACAAATTAATTTTTGAATATTCTTTATAGTATTCAAAAGCTTTTTCTTTTACATTCTCAAAAGTAACATCATGACGATATTTTGGATTTTTAATATCCGTTTGATCTCTATCCTTAAATGTTTCTTTTAATGTAGAATATCGTTTTTCATTGGATTCGTCGGAACGAGTTTTTCCGTAAAATGGGTTATTTTTCTCAGAACGTTCTCCATCCCATCTGTAAAACTTTCTGTTGATATAACTTGGATGCGATTTTAACTTATTAAGTTGATTTTGATAATTATTATCTCCCCACAGTATATTTTTATTATATTCACTGTGATATTTTTTGTGTTCTTTCCAATCCATTATGAGTAGATTGTCCGGAGAATTATTGGAACCATTTATATCTAAATGATGAACCACTTCATTTTTTCCAAGTGTTCTGTAAAATTGTTCAGCTACAATTTTATGTTCACTTTGCCATCCTTTTGAAAAATTGTATAAACGACGATATCTTTTAAATCCATGTTTTTTATAGCCATATCCTTTCTGATAAAATGGCATTATAGAATCACCAACTCGGAGTTCAAATGTTCTTTTATATGTACCGTCCCTCATCATAAATGGATGTTTAAGACTCGCTATAATATATTGTCCGTTGTCAAATGTAACTTTATATCCTTGTCGTTTTCCACTTTTCTTTCTCGGATGATAAGCTTTTCCTAGCTTAATACTGTCAGTTTCGTGGTCATACGAGAATACATAAAATCTTTCTTGTGGTTTATCTTTATATTTCTCAGCAAGTTCTGCTATTGTTGGAGTTGTTCCATCAGGCAACGGAACAATCGTATCTGGTCCCACGCAATCATAATCTCTAAACAGCTCTACACGACTGCTTTGATAACTAAGATTAAAGTCTCTTGTATATTGATTATACGATGTTGTACGAAGTCTATTAAAACGGTCTCTTAGGCTGTTACGGTCTGTTGCGTATTGTATTTCATCGGTATCAATTACTTTTAATTTTTTACCACCGACATTTCTTACAATAACATCGTTGCTAAACAATCGTTTTAATCTAGCAAATAATGAACGATTCTTTAGCTCTTGAAATGTGTTATCAGCCATAATTTTAGTCTATATTATATAAGTATTTACAATAACCAATTTAAACTTTCTTTTTTACCTCCAGCAACTCCTCCTTGTACTTCACCCGCACTGAATTGCCAAGTTCTCATAGGATCGTCAACCGGACTTACATCTCGTACATCTTTAGTAACCATAACCCCCGAATCTTTTCTGGTTATTTTGCCAAGCATCGCTCGATTATATGCAATCTGCTCATTGCGGAGTTTCAAAGCAGTTTCTCGTACCCAAAGTCCTATACCAAATGACATTACTAAATCGTCATTATAACCTTTCATAGCTTCTGCTTTTGGTCCGTTCCATACAAATACATTTAATTCTTCCAATATTCTGTTTGATTTTATAATAATTTGTTTTTGACGAAAAAATAGTTCTAAGTTACTAATAACCAACGGTCTAGTTTTAGTTGTAGTACTAAAACCTGGTATTAGTTTTTTATCTTGACTGTTAAGTTTATTTGTATATGTTTTTTCTACATCTACAATAGCCAAATCAGCTGAACTATAAAAAGTATTTTGATAATCTCTATCTATAACTTGTTGTAGAGCTGCCCATCCTTGATTGTTATTTTCTACTACCAATAAAGCATTATTATATTCCGTAGCTACGGTTACTAACAAATTGCCGTAGTCTTTCGTAGTTAACTGACCTTTATATTCAGCCACTTGTTCCATTGTTTCTATATCAATTATATGAAAAGCACTAAAGTCTGCTCCATCTCCTCTAGCACAGTCAGCCGTAACCATATAATTTTTACTATAGTTTGGATAGTCCCAGATCCATAAATCTTGTCGATTGCCCCGTCTTTCTATAGGATCTTTAATATAAGTTTGTTTATAAAATTCAAGAATATCAGTATTTACAACTTGATTACCCGATGTTGAAAAATTACAATCACATTCTTGTGCAGCACCTTTTACACCTGATAATTCAGTTTGTTTGTCACGCCAAGATTGGTCTCGCTCCGGATGTAAATGCCAAGGCAAACTTATAGTTTTAAAATTATTTTTTCCTTCTTCAGCTTCAACCCAAGTTTTGTGGAAAAAATTACCTACACCATTCGGAGTACTTAATACAATTGCTCTACCACCGGTGCTTAATGTATATTGAGAGGATAACCATATTTCTTCTATACCATCAATAAATGCACAATTATGACTTACAACATCGTTGGAATAAAATTCTTGATTTTTTTCAATATTCAATAAATCATACAAATCGGTTTTTTTAACAATTGTTCTTTTTGATTTTACAATTTTATCTATACCATTTTTTCCCTGTAATATCATTCCGTTTTTAATTTGTAAGGCATATATAAATGTATTATCTTTTAATTTAAGTTTATGTGATGTCGAACATTCTATATGAGTTTCATCTTCGAAAACAATTTTAACAATTCTATCTTTAACAACCTTTTTAATGCCTGAAAAATTGCTCCAACCAGATGGAGTCAATACTTCCCAGTCATTTATATTTTTAATATCACTCATATATTTTTAGTCTCAAATGATATAGAAATTTATTCATCGAGGAGTGTTGAGTTTTATCAACCTCACAAAACGTTATGTTATATATATTCTTTTTGCTCATATAATTCACCAATATTAACCGGCTTCACTTCACCAGTCAATTTGTTACGAATGTATATAGTATTGTGAAACCCCAAACACTCATCAATAATTAATAGTGACAAAGCTGTTGAACGACCTGCGGTGCCAGCACTAGATACCGCTTTGATTTGAGATCCATTTTTAAGACGCAGTGATAGACGATTGTCTTCTATACATGGAACCTTTAACCAAGCTGGAAGATTATCATTTGCAAACCTAACTTTTGTAACGATTTCTTTTGCGGTTTCTTGAGTAATACTAATACAGAGAATATTCTTATCACTGTGAAACGTCATCAACCATAAACTATAAGCCGATGTGAGCGTGCTAATGCCCATCTGTCTACTTTTAAGAACTATGTTAAGACTGTTTTCAACGAAATCTTTAAGTGTACTTTCTTGAAATGGATACAACTCAAAGTTTACAGTTCCTCTTACAGGATGTTGTATTTTAACATACTTTTTTATGAAGTATATAGGGTCTTCTATACACTTCTTATATTCACTTTTTATTATTTCTCTTAGATTTGGCTGACTCATATATAGCCTCTAACTCTTTTATTCTATCATCAATAATCTTAAGTCTTTCATATATAACTTTTAAATCCGCTGTAACATCGTTATATATTTTACTATAATCTTCTTTACCTTCCCAAACTTCAGTAGTACCGTCGTCTTCTACAAATGTTACAGGTTTACCTTCTTTATGCTGTTCACACCAAGCTTTTGTTTCTTCAAATTTTTGTTTTATGTCATTCAACATTGATTTTTCATTACGAATATCTCGTAGTTCATTGAACTCATGCCAGATACCCATAATCTTCAAATTTGTTTCTTCTTCAATAAAACAATCGTAACAAAGATGTGTTTTCGGCCAAACCTGATCGTCTAAATAATTACCAAACCGTATGTCTGCATTACAACTCTTACATCTTTGTTCGTTAATTATGACAGCTTTCTTTGGTAATCTTTTAACTATACCATTCTTTTTAATCCACTTATTACCACTATTATCTTCCCACTCTTCACCTTCTTTTCTATTTGAATTTTCTAAATTTGAATCGTAACCTAATTGTACGAATGGACGGTTACCTTCTAAATAATCTTTAACAATACCCAGATTACTTTTACCAGATACTTTTTTCATAACAAATATGTATTTATTTTATTTCCTAAACTTACTTTCAAGTCCTTTTATAATAAAACTTCCAGTAATCTTGAAGGGATCGCTGTATATACTAGTATCTCTCACAACCATACCTTCATGTTTTTCCAAATCACCGATTTCGCTAGTAGTCTTACTAAGTATTTCATCTCCTAGTTTAATAGTAGTTAGATATACAATTGTATCATTAATTACTTTATTGATATCTTGACCAGCAAAATCTTGTTCTATATTTTTACTATCGGCCGCTTGAATAAATTGTTGTCGTGTAATCAGTGGAGTGCTTATCTTTACAGTTTTCAACCAATCTTTTAGTGGTTTAGTAACTTCTGCGCCGTTCGGATATAACGTAACCGGTGAAGTCAATACTTTAGCAAGATCTGGTTCCGATTTAAATGTAGTAGACACACTTCCTAATACCTTAAATCCGTGTTTCATCGCAACAATGTTTAATTTATCAATATAAGATTGCATTGCAGCTTTATCATATGGAATTTCACTTGCGACTCTAGACTTTACATTACCATCTTTACCAAATGTAGCCGGTTTAATTTCTTTTAATCCATGTATTGCTAAAAAGTTACCAATATCACCATATCCCACAACATTTGTCTGACCTTCTACATATTCAATATTCAATAATATATTTGGATTATCTAACAAGCCTAACTTTTTAAGTTCACTTCCAGTACTTGGAATTGCTTCGTCAAATATATTGATAACTTTAGCTCCAATCTTTATGAATCCGTAGCCTGGCTCAAATCTTGACGAAAGATCTTCGGGTCTGATTCCTTTAATATCTAGAGGTTTTGCAGATCCTCTATCCATTACAAATTTACCATCAACCAAACGAATGCTAGCATTTACTCCATCAATTTTTACGCTGCCAGATCCTTTTTTAAGAGACTGTACAGATTTGGCAAATACATCAACCAATTGTTTTCCTGTAGATGTAAAATCAAATGGATGTGCCATATGTCCACCGGCGCCGCCTTCACGAATTACTTCATTTAATATATTATTTAATTTAATCATGTTATTTTAAAAAACGTATTATCAAAAACTTTTATTGCTTTATTGTATGATCGATTAGTCTCGTCCAATTTGTTATCTGTGAATTGCCAATTCCAATACAAGGATTCCGGCGTATTAAACCCAAAAAATTTTAATACTTCTCTTTGAGTTTCAGTGACATGTTTTCCATTCCAATTTTGTCCCACGGCAATAAATCCCGAATCAATGTTTTTTACTATATTACTTTCTCCTAAAGTACTATGTCTATTTTCAATCCAAGTTAATCTTTCAATCAATTTTTGATAATAACCATTGGCTTGACCCCAACGAATACTTGCAAAAAATACCACACAGTCGCTTTCAAATAGTTCTTTTGTTATTTTCCAAAGTTCATCACTTTTATTATTTATACTGGCCCAACAACGGTGATATCCACTTGGATTTTTTTCTTTATCCTTCAACACAGAATCTTTTGTTCCACAGTGATTTCCCCACTTAGAAGATACATTACCTTCACATGGAAAAATATTTAACTTTGTAGTATCAATAACCGTTACTTTTTCTTTTCCTAATATTTCTTGAATCTTAAACGCTAATTGTGTGCTTTTGGCACTATCATCTTTGTGACCACTCCATCTATTACTAGTAGTTAATAACAACACTTTATTTTTATCACGGAGATAATCAATGGTCTTCTTGTATTTTTTTGCATACAAGTCCATGTCTTGTTCGCTAATAGGTAACTTAGCTTCTAGTAAAAGGTCTGACAGACTAATCATCTATTATAAATAGAGATTATTTCCGAATCCATTCAAATTTCATATGTCCACAGTCCCAAATTCTATCATAATCATTAAGTTGCATATTTTGCCATTCACTTAAATTATTATCAAACTTGTCAAGTTTTTTACTTAATTTATGTTTTTGGAAATGGGTTCTTTCAATTAGTACACCTTTATTTTTATGAAAATAATGATATCCAGGAGGAGTATTATCAACAAAACTCAGCCCAATTTGATTGTATAAATTACCAGTAAATAACCGTCTATCACTGTATGTCACAATAGAATTTACAGCATAGTTTTTTGTAAAATAATCAAATAATTTAGAAGCGCCCCCTATGACATTTGTATTCAATAAATTACAGTATCTAGACAATTCGTACTGATATTTTTTGTCATATCTGGATTTAACAAATGTCATCAAGCAAACCAAGTTGTCTGCATAGTATAAACTCAATCTTATAGAAGATGTATCATCTCCCTGTATATGATTATTAATGAGAAAGGTTGATTTATCATCATTATTTACCTCTTTAATAATACATTTTCTAGCATAAATTTTTTTAGATTTACCAATTTTATTTAATAAAATGCTTTTTATTATATCTTGTTTACATCTCCATTCCCAATCCCATATGTGCATCAAATTTATATTTTTATTTGAAGATAATGTTGTTTTATTTAAATGATAATCTTTATTTTTACCACCCGCAAGTTCACTGTGCCAATATATTCCGTCACATTCTATACCTAAATTTAAATGCGGCATTACAATATCAATTTCTTCTCCGTCTAATACACTTCTATCGTGGTGTTTCGTTGTAATATTATGTGAATGTAAAAAACCCAAAATTTCAGTTTCAATTGAAGATTTAAACCTATTATGTGGATTGCATATTAAACATCTAGGTATATTTCCTGAATATAAATTATCTTCAAACTCATTATTACATATACAACATTTGAATTTATATAAATTATTATAATCTGTCCCTACATATTCACTTTTGTTAAATAATGGAGTAACTATACCTTTCAATCTATTTCCTTCAAAAATGTTATGTAAAGATTCTTGAATTTTATGAGTTCTTCGTTTTTCCTTTACCGATGATAATTGAGATATATTATCAATGTTATTATTTTCCAAATATTGTTTATATTTTTCAGACTTAAAACCAATTTCCCCACTATTAGCTCTTTCTTTTGTTTTTTTAAGAGTATTTGGAGACACATTCATGCCATACTTCTCATTGTTGGTTTTTAACATTTTTTCTCTATTATTAAAATTTTTATCTCCGTATTTCTCCAGTTTAGTTTTTTTGCTTTTTTCTAAATTATTGTAATTTTCATCGCCATATCTCTCTTTTAAAGTTTCTTTCATTTTGGAAATCATATTATCATATGCACCATTTTCCCTTTTCCGTTTTATTTTTTCTTTAACACTGGGCAATTGTGATGGATGATATACACCATATTTTTTAAAAAACGATTCTCTAATTTTTTTACCTCTTTCAGTCATATACAATACTCCTAATCTAATAGATAAATATTAGAAAATCAATCAAAAAAACTAAAAATAAAAAAACCTCGCTTAGAAATAAGCGAGGTTTTGTAAGTTATTTATTATCAGACATTAAAAGATGCGCCCGTAGGAAGTATGTTGAAATCAAGTATGATGAATTCAGCAGTACGGGCTGGTTGAATAAAAATTTGACCATATAGAATATTTCTATCTATCAAATCAGGCGTATTATTTGTATCATCCATCTTAACTTGGAAGGCAAAGATACCATTTCTTTGTTGTACAGATTCCAAATATGGATTTACAATACTCAAGAAACGATTTCTTGTGGCGGCAACATTTTGTTCGAATACCAAGTAGTTGCTGCTGCTTGCTATAAACTTCTTCAAGTTGATCAACAAGCGGCGAACATTAATACGATCCAAAGCACTTGGAGCGATTTGAAGTGTCTTTTGACCCCAGACACAGATACCTTGACCAGGGAATGCTGCGATTGGATTTACACGACCTTCATAGAGAGTGTCACGTTCACTGTGAGTTACTCTATCAAGCACTTGTACAGCTTGTGTAATTCCACCACGATTCAAACCGGCTGGAGCGAACCATTCAGCAGCAGCATTATCGTTAGCAGCATAAATTGCTGGTAATACAACACTTGGTGGTACACTGATAATCTTGTTAGTATTTGTATCCAAGATCTTAACCCAAGGATAATATGTGGCAACATAGTTACTGTCGATTGTAGCTACACTGTTGATAGCAGCATCAATCAATCCTACGGTTTGATTACTTGCTGGGAACACTACATTGTCCATGATGTAGAAACAATCTTGACGAGTTTCACACATGTCAATTACTAACTGTGTAACATAACTATGTTGTTCACGGAAGATACCAGGCAACACTATCAAGTTGATGTCAAATTCATCGGGATTACCGAGAGCAGCAATAGCTTGTTTATAACCGATGCTACCTGGGCTATTGATATTTGTACAATCTAAACCTTGTGTATTACCGGCGGTAATATCACTGCCTACATTGATAGGAATTGCTGGCCATTGACCATCAAATCCGCCTTGAAAACCTACGATAAACTTACGAAGTCTAACATAAGTGCTTTCATTTACAGCATCATATGTACTTGGAATACTACCACTCAAGCTTGGAGCGAGTAATGAACCTGTACTTGCTGATACACCTTGAGCATAATATTTAGCAATCGATGTGCCCCAAACTTTATCTTCGAGATCGAAATCAATATTCAACCCATTACTATCTACACTTCCAAAGTATGGAAGAGGTTTGAAATATTGCTTTGTATCAGTATCGACACCTACACCAAATGATGAGGTTGGATAAAGTTTTTGAATTTCATCACTGGCTTCTGGTAATCCGCCAAAAACTGTACCAGATGGATATTTACCAGGGCCTAACCCGTAAATACTAGCTTTACTATATTTTACAGTAGGTATATAAATGTTTGCTGTACTATCAATTGGTGTAAGATAAGATTCAAATCCGTAAGGAACACATGTGCTTGGATAAGCAATATCATTCGTTTCAATTCTGATATACTTACTTAAAGTATTATATGTTCCGAATTCTATAATCTTACCAGCGAAAGTAATATAAGCATACTTATCACCAATTTTACGAGCAATAAAGTTTGCACTATTAGGATCTAAGTTACAGTTTTGGAATATTTCCAAATACTTAGGACGTTTATCAGTATCACTATAAGCACGAACTGCCAATGTAAATGTACCGTAGTCGCTTCCAGGTACTGTACCTGCTAACTTGACATTACTAATTTCAATCTTATACTTTTGATTGCTTAATGTACCATCACTCAAAGTATGAACCTTGAACAACTTAAATTTAGTTGGTACAGCGGCTTCGTTTGCACTACCTTTAAATGGAGCAATTTTTTGACTGTAGATCCACGGTGTCTTAGCATTTGTGATACTAAATTGGCTATCGCCAGCGTTTAAGTTTGTACTATATTGATCGACAAACTTAAGTGGTTCTCCAACAAATGAACTGCCTGAAAGATCACTGGTACCTACCATCAATTTCCAACCTAATGTACTTGTCTTTTCAGCTACGAATTTTTTAATACTATCTTCGAATAATACATAATTGTAAGCAGCTTCAACTTTTTGACCAGCAATTTGTTTTGATGGGTTACCTACCGTAGGATTTGTACCAAATACATCTTTAATATAGTTATTATCACTTTCATTTAATGTGAAATCATAATAACCATATGTTCCGGAAGAAGTACTTCCATCTGGATTGACAAAGTTATACTTAAGTGCTAAATTATAAAGATTTTCATTAGGATTAATAACTCCCTTATATGGGAATGTACTACTTGTTACTTGTGAAAGCGTTGTAGTATTAAATCCATATACTTCAAAATCATTACTAAATTGTGTTGAAGCATTTTGTGTATTAGCTAATACGGCGACAATCATTTTTTGACGGCCATCAATGTTTGGATTACATGCATCTATACCATCATTATTATCGCTTGGTGTAAATGTTCCATCGTATTTACCATATTCACCACTTATAACACCGTTTAATTCAACTCCAGAACTACAAGCGCCTGATATTCTTACCGAAGCAAAACTTGCACTGTTTAAGTCAACATCTGTATTAGCTTCGTAGTTAAAATTATTAGTATTGACTGTCAATGTGTGATTAAAATATGAAGAACTTAACAAATAAGTTGTTGTAGTACTTTCATCGAATGCTGTAGATATTGCTGTTTCAGGTGAAACATCTTGACCTTGAACACTTGATGTTAAATAAAAGTAAGGTAATTTTAGACCTACGCCTTTTCTATTAAATACAACATTGGTTATTGTACCAATTTGAATAGTTTTGCCTGCATATAGTATACTACCACTTAAATCAGCGGCGTCCCCTCCATTTAATTGACTAGTAACAATTGCTGATGTAGCAGATATATCACCGAAGGCCGCTGTAATATCACCTGATAACGACAGTCTTGATATATCATATCTCGAAAGTATTTTTACAGAAGATGATAACCCCGAACCAGGATTTCCTGTTGAATTGCCACCAATACTAGCAGTATAAAAACTAATATTTTGTTTTGAACGTGCAAATACAAATCCGTAGTTGATGTCAGAACCAACTTGAGTAAATGAATTTGTTAAATAATTTAAATACAAAGGTCTGGCCATTGGTGCTTTATTAATACTTCCACTTCCAGCGTCATTCCAAGCAGTATCAAATGTAAGTACATGGGTGGCCGGCCCGCCCTCGCCCTCCTTGACCAGTGATCCAGAAACACTTAAACTTCCACTTACGCGAGAAAGTTCAGGATGAAATGGCGCTAATGTGTAACCCGAGGTTTTATCAACTTTTTTACCATTTTTTGTAACAGATGTACTGAATCTATTACTTAATTCACGGGTAGTAATACTAAATAATTTACCTTTACTTGCAGATGTATATAATAAACTATTTAACGTGGATATATTTGGTAAATCACCTAATGCTGTAATAAATGTATCAATACTTGATGTAGCTATACTACCTGTAATTTTACTAAACTTTAACGAAGCTGACATGAATCCAGACGGTTTATTACCACCTAAATCGGATGATCCAGTTATATTCCAAATTGAACTACTGTGTTGATAATTAAATGTCGATAGATAATTTCCACTATCAACTGAAATAAACGAATCCTCACTTAATGCACCCAAATCCTCGTTTCTACCCCATGTACCTGGTTGAGCAAAAATGATCAATGGATTCTTCTGCCAGTAGCCTGTAAGACCGCCTACACGAACCACTGTTACAATACCTTGTTCTTGAAGATATTGTTTTGCTGTATATGGTCCGTAATAAACTCCATCTGCTACTCCGAATGTAGATTCTAAAGTTGATACTTCGGTCATTGTTTTTGGAAAAAATGCTGGACCGTCAGCAAACGGAGCAACTATAGCTCCACCTATGTTAGCGACTCCTTGCGCTAGACCTGATAAATCGTTTTCTCTGGTAAATACACCAGCACTTACTATATTTTGAGTTGGGGCGAATTTTCCACCTTCTGTTATTGGCATATGTTATTATCCTTTCAACATTTAATTAATAAATATAGTCTAAAAAATGGAACAATGAACTATTTATTATAACTTTTAAAAAATTATTATAATTCTTTGTCTTTTATCAAACGTTCAATAACTTTTATAACCATTTCGGGTGTAATTGACTTTGTACATTCAAATAATTCTTTTTTGTTTGGTTTAGGACACCACATCCAATCTCCTTTATCAAATAGTTCGTCATTCCAACATCCTGTACAAACATTATGATTTTGTACACGATACGGAGTTTTAAATTCTGTATAAGAGTATGAAAATCCACTTATTAATACGGTTGGAACTCCAACAGCCCATGCTAACCATGATAATCCAGATGGTAGACCTATAAAAAACTCACAGTGGTGAAGTTGATTGATTCTTTCTTTTAGTGGGTGGTCGCCTGTAAAATCCAATGCGTTACTAGGCATGTTATTTATATGTGTAGATAATCCGTATTTTTTATGTTTATCTATACAAATTACTTCGTATCCTATAGAATTTAAATAACTTATTACTTTTTCCCAACCACCTACATTATTCCAATATTTTGCTTGAGCCGTACTTTGAGTAGCAATTGCCACATATTTTTTATCAATTGGTCTCTGTAATATTTCATAATCTAAGAAGGGTGGTTCAGCAACATATGTAAGGCCTAAATAATCGCTTGCAATTTTTTGTAAAGGAACTTTTCTAGGGTCGTTTTTATTTCTATCTTTATTGTAATCATTATTATCAACATACCAACCTATCTTATAAGTTGCATATAAATTCAATCCATCAACATTATCAACGAATTTTATATGAGGATATTTCTTAGCAAATAAATAATTTAATTGGAACTTGACAAATAAATTACAATTATGTTTTTTTCTAAACTGTTCGACGACAGGCATCCAAGCTAACTGATCGCCTAGTGAATTTGATTCGTATTCTATTAATACATTTTTATTTTTCAAATTCAAATCCGCAGTGTACAAAATTTGTTCATTTTTATTTTTTATTGTTATATTGATGGGAGTATAATAATTTGTATTACACGCTGCCCACCAACCGTGTTTTATATCGCAAGTAAATTTTACAGTATTTGTAGATGTATCTGTGAACGATACATTAAACACCTCTTCTTCATTTGTCGGATTTTCTACTTCTACGGTTGGTCTATCATTGAAATGACAATTAAAAATTGGTGGTAAACTAATCGAAGTTTCAGACTTGCTTAGATTTTCATAGACATTTATAAATTTGTTAGCAAACAATTTTTCTGTAAATTCGTCATACAAGTCAACGAGTTGTTTGACTCTTGATTTATAACAATTAATCGACGACATTTTTAATGCGTTTAATTGATAAGATGCGTAATTTTTGGTAATGTCATTAATGGCGTTAACTATTTGTTTAACATCACGTTCTACAACTATCATGCCATCGTAAACTTTATCTTCAAATGTACCTACTACGGGCAACCCACAACTCATTGCTTCTAATAAAGTTAGATTTGGATGTCCGGCCTCTAATTCGGAAGCGTGAATAAAAATTGAATGTCGGTTATATAACTCCACCAACTCGGATTCAGTTAAATCGAAAACCTTTGTCAACTTAGAATAGTTATTTAATTTATCGTCTAATTTTTCGAAAAAATTCTTATTATTAGATGGACCAGCAATTGTTATAGGATAATCTAACTCCATTGCGGCTTCTATAGCATACTTAAAACCTTTTCTGTCAAAAGATGTATTATTTGCATATCCGTTATTTGCAACACACAATAATTTATTTATAGGCTTTTCATAACTTAAATATTTGAATTCCTCGGTATTTACGGCGTGCGAAAAATATCTAAGTTTTTTACTTCCAAAATAGTCAACCAGATATTTTGCTGGACAGGTAGATATTACACTTTTCTCTATAGCTTCTAAATTTTGTTTAAATACAAACGAATCTTTTCCATACAAATATGCGTGGTGATCATGAATGGTAAAAATATATGGTATTCCTCGTTTATGACATTCAATTGCTAAATTAGCAACGTGTACATGGACGATTGTATCGTCTGTGTAATTTATATCATCTAAATATTTAATTTCACATGGCAATCCCATCGCATTTAAATTTTGATGATATTCCCATACAATTTTTTCTATTGCACCCCATCCATTTGGTGGTATTGGAAGTAGTCCTAAATGTACTTGTATAACTTTCATTTTTTGAACCTTATATATCCATTAATACCTATTTCTTCTAAAGTTTTAAATGTTTTTATATACGATCTAAGTATTTTATTTGTTTCATCCAAAATTATATTTTCAACTTCATATTCATTTTCATTCTCAAATTTATATGGTAAATAAAACCCTTCTTTAGATTTTACTTTAAACGTAAAGGTTTCCACAACCGTGCCATTCTTTTTAATAATCATTTTATTAAATCGATCATCTAATTTATTATTAAATGTACTAAATACAACGAATTTTTTTTCATTTTCAACTGGCAACACAGTCAGATATTCGACCATCGAAAATATATTTGTTTTGCTGTTTGAAAAATAAGTTTCTTCATTATTGGAATAATCGACATATATAGAGTTCAAATTATTTTTCAACCTTTGATAATAAAATTGTTCCAATCCATTACTGGTTTGATTTAAATTTACTAAATTAGTATACTCTTCTGTAGTATAATATTTGAATGTATCCAAATAAAAATCAATGTTTATACCGTGAAATACTGTTTTTAAAGTTTCTCCCTCAAGAGCCTTATCAAAAAAGAAAAAACCTTTTTTTAATTTTAAAATATCAAACACTTCGTCTAACTTTTCAAAATCTTTATCACCGATTATTAAATCGTAATTATAACAAACTGCTTCATCAAATCCCAAAGACTTAGCAAAATGAAGTCCATTATAATAATTTGTCAATACAGCCAATCCATGATAGTCATCTGACTCACACGACTTAAAATTTAACTTAGCTTGAAAATTTTCATCATCATGGTTCCATGTGCTATAAAAATTATGCTTCAGCATAGGATTATTTTTATCATAAATATAATAATCTACGATATTTTGAATATCTTCATTCACAGGAAAATGTGAAGATAATATTACTTTATATCCAGATTTTTTTGCTTGTATAACTGATAATTTTGTGGTATCTGATATCGATTTACGATATGGATGTGTTGATATAACAATCACTGATTTATTTTTGTCCACTTTTTTATCAACATTAACATCGACTACTTCAACATCAATAAAGTTATTATTGATGGTTTTTTTCTCCGAAATGTTTAGCTTTTCCCTTATTAATTCTACATTGTGATAAAAATCTGATTCATCAAGATAGTCTATAGTAGAATATTCCGAGTATCTATTTAAATAGACGGAAAGATTATATAGTAAAGATGGCACATTATAAGATATAGCCTCTTTTATGACGATTGGAGCAGTTTCTTTATCATTTGCGTGGCCTCTGCTTGTGAATAAAAAAAGATCCATACAACTGTAAAAATTGTCCACATCTTTTCTCTCACCCCACAACTTTACATTTGATGGCAAATTATTAATTAATGGTTCCCAATAAAATTTAAAATTATCTGCCATATTTCCAATACAATGAAACTGAACATTTTCGTCCTCCATCATTCTGGCATATTCGATAAATTCTTGTTGATTTTTTCTAGGTGTAAATAAACCAACATGAAATACGTGTTTTTTATTTACATCCAAACCTAGAAAATTTAGTCCTTCATCTCTACTTTTTCTTAGTTTAACACCAACCGGATATTCTATAACTTCCGAATCGATCTTTAAAGATTCAACATTTTGTTTTTGATATCTACTTACAAAAATAAATTTGTCTGGAAAAACTCTCTTTCGTCTGCTATCAAAACTACTATCGTGTGAAGTTTCTATGATAGTATAAGTTCTATTTCTAGCATAGATTTTTTTAGCCAGAGATAAATCCATAAAATATTCAGGCATTTCTTCAAAATGAATGAAATCCGGATTAATTTTTTTTATTAAATTTAATATTTCACCTTTGTCATCGCCTAAACTAAAAAATCTATCTCCGCAAATTTGTCGAACTTGATCTCTCTGAACAATAAAAATACCACTGTGATTACTATATTCTATACAATATATTTCATACTCATCTTTTAATGATTTTATTTTCTTCAAAAGAAATTGAGGCAATCCTCCAGTAGATAAGTGGGGCGACACACACAACAGTTTTTTCATATACTATTTATATAGTACTTTGCTAAATCCGTTTTCTTTTTTTATTTCAATCTGACGGTCTACCATGTCTCTCATTTGATCCAAATGACTAATCACCCAGATAAAATCAAATTGATTCTTCAAATAACTAAATAAAGCGCCCATTTGACCTAAATGATCACTATCTGCACATCCAAATCCTTCATCAATGCAGATAATATTTGGTCTTGGTAAGTTACTTATATTAATAAGTGCAACTCTAATGGCTAATCCACTGACAAACTTTTCCATTCCACTTGCCATTTCAAGTGGCCACTTTTTATCATCATAAACGATGTTCGTCATGATATTCTTACCATCGGTTTGAAGAGTAACACTGAACTCCACAACTTGATGTAGAATGTTATTTACTTCTTTCTCAATCTCGGGAAGAGTCTTTGTAATAATCTCGTAAGGTATGCCATCCCGGCTAATTATATTTGTATATAACTTATAAGACTCATATTGAGTTTCAAGTTCCTTAACTTTATTAAGTTTCTCTAATAAATCATTGTATTGAAAATCAAAAGTTCCCTTTTGGGTAGACGCACTAAACAAGCTGTTATTAATAGATTTAATTTGTCCATCAATTGTTTTAATGACCGACTTTATTTCTTCAATCTCAACAAGCAACTTTGAATTATTTTCAATAATATCTTTATTTTTATAAAATGTATCAATACTTTCTTCAACATTCTTCAATTTATTCTGAATGGTGATTAGATTGTTCTCATTTTGTAACATAGAACCATTAATTGTACTTTTATTCTTTTCAAGAGTCAACTTTTCATTATTTAGTTGATTGCATTTTGAATATAGTGATTCAACATCGCCATACGATTCTAATTTTTCTTTAATTGCATTAAACTCTCCAACAATTACACTTGCTCTTTCTTTGTCTTGGTTAAGTTCTTCTTTCGTCTTGATTGCATCTTTTACGAATACATTGTTTACACAATACGAACAATTTGGGTCATATTTGTGTCCCTCAAGTTTCTTCAACTTGTCAACTTTATTTTTGATAACAAGTTTTAACGTGTCAATTTCCTTTTCTTTATCGTTAAATTTCTTTTTCCAATCTTTAAATTCAACATAACGATTTTCAATATTTTCACACTCTTCAAGTGAAGAACTTAACTTGGTTAACTTGTCTTCTACAGACTGTAATTTAGCCTTTTGATCAACAAATTCACAATTGACTTTAGTTATCTTACTACATAAATCTGTCTTTTCTTTCTCCAACTTTACTATATCAAAGTTGAAGTTGTCTGCTTTTATTATATTATTTGATAATTCAAGCAATTTATTGCCCCACGATTCTTTTTCAGTTTCTTTTTCTTTAATCTGTGTAGTATAAGATACAATATTATTGTTATTAGTTGTTATACTACCGGTGACAAATGTTAATTGATTCTCCAATTCATCCTTGCTTGAATTCTTAAGCAAAGTATTGATTTCTTTGTACTTATCATTTGCGATAGTATAAAGTTGATCAAACAGATTCAAACCCATGAACTGACACAATAAATCCTTTCGTTCAGTCTGACCTAAATCAATAAACGATCCAGCCTTGCTGTTTTGAATACTAAGTACGGTCAAAATGAAATCTTCGTATGTGCCAACATAATCTCTAATAATATCGTTGGTACTTCTACGTGCCTCACCATTGAGTGGCACTTCGTTACCATCCTTATCAGTCTTGTAGAACTTGACTTCAACCTTGACATTACCCTTTTTATCAGATTTACCTTCTCGTTCAATAAAATAGTCTACTCCACTTACCTCAAAATTAAATTTACATTTGAAACCCATCTTTTGGGTGTTCATTACGTGGCTAGCCTTAAATCCTTTGCTGAATTTATCAAATACACAAAATGCAAGGGCATCCATAATACTAGATTTACCGCTAGCATTTGGTGCAAATAGGCCGATAGTACCTTTTAGCTTGGTAAAATCAATATAATTACCTTCACCATAACTAAACATATTATCAAATTCAAAAGTCTTAGGCTTCCAACGAATGTTTTTCGGTGCCTTATCCTTGGCTATTTCCTTATTAATAGTCTTGTTAAGTTCCTTTACCGTTTCAATTAGAACCTTATCTGTGTTCTTGGCTACTAGATTATCTTCAATAAGTTTGTTTTGATAATCTACATCTAATATGTTGTGAATATCAAACACTTGTCCGTTTTTGAGCGTCAAATCAACTTCAGCTTCATCTACTCTGATAAATGTTGACTCAAGAATTTCACATCTATCCTTGATATTATTCATTATCTCTTTTACCTGTGACGGTATAGACTCAAAACACTTGGTTCGTATACGAGCCTTCTTTGGCATATTGGTAATATCAGTTACCAACTTACCTTTATTGATTTCTACAGTAAAGTAACCATATTCATTGGGCAGTTCATAATGTTTGAATGATTTACTTTTTAAGTCCCACATTACAAATCCATGTCCCCTAATATCTTCACCGTGATTTTGTTGAATCATACTCGATGCATAAACCATAACTGGTTTATTGTCAACTTCATCGTATTCTTGTAGTATCTGATGTTTGTGAATATCACCTAACATTGCGATATGATGACCATTAAATAGTTCATTTGTTATAGAACGATTGCTTACGGTATAACCAATATCAGTAACCGCATTATGTACTGGTCCGTGGAATAATGCTATATGATAATCGGTTTCTATCTTATATTTGGATGGAATATCATCGTACTTAATGTATTTATCGAGGTCATCAAATACACTAAAGTTATTGAATAGTATATTTTCATAACGATATACATCTGTATCCTTAAGATAATACAAATTGTTGTGTTGAAGTGCTTCAACAATAGGAGTCAAACAATCTAGACGAGACTTATTAGCAAGTGTAGCGTCGTGATTTCCTGCGGTCAATATAGTAGGTACTCTGTCTGCACAATTTTTAAGAAAATCGCTACCAATCTTTACACATTCGGGACTTAAATCACTCTTATTATGAAATACATCACCTGCAATAACCAATACAGAACTCATCTTCTTCACTTTATCAAGAGCTTGATAGAATTTGTTGAATATAGCAGTGTATTCATCGTGCCTCTTGGTGAGACGAATGTGAATATCGGCAATATGCACTACTACATTGATTTTAGTATCTGTATTTTTAAGTAATTTCATAATTTATTCGTCAATTTGTAACGATACAAGATGCTTTCACTCATTTTAACACCGCCGTGAATGGTTTGCCAAGTTTTTTCATGGCCAACTTCATTTGGATCTTTGCCATCTAATAATATTAGATATGTGTTTATTCCGTTCTGTATTAAGAAATCGCAAATCTTAAGACTCGATGATAATGCGTCGTTGTCTAGCAGTACATTTACTCTGGGTGGTCTAGTCTCTACCAACTTCATCTTTAATTTTTTAGAAAGAGTCTTTCCAAACAACGGAATGGCATTGTATTTTACACTCATCGCATCAAATACTCCTTCAACTAAAGTTAGTTCGTGATTGAAATCTGTAAAAAGTTCAAATCCAATCATGTCTTTACTGCCGTCACACAGTCTATATTTCAGATATCCGTCACAAAAATCTCTGCCACAATAAAAATTCAATTGCGTATTTGCATCATATGATGGAACAATAATTCTGTTAGCAAAATTTCCTGATGCGCAATATCCGATGTTATATCTTACGATGTCATGTATACTAATATTTCGATTTAACAAATATGACAAGGCGTTTTTATATGCTGGATCCGAAGATTTCTTGTAGAGTGGGTGAAATTCTTGCGGCAGTTCAAGCCTCGTTTTATCTTCTTTGGCTAGATTAACAATTCTAGGCTTATTTTTGCACAGAATTTCATAAAACTCTTTGGGAGCCTTGATTTTTCTAAGAAGACTATGAAAACTTTTACCACTAAAACCACAGACCCAACACTGATAGTATCCTGTGCGAGTATTAATATTTAGTTTTCTTTTATGATGACTACACAGTGGACAAAATACCAATATCTCTTTCCCGCCCTTTTGGATGGCAGGCTTTTGTTTGAAAAGCTTAGATAATGTGTCTACTACAAGATAACCAGTCATTTGGAACAATATAACACGTACACATCATCATCACAAGTTTTTATATAGAGATGCAACGATTCCATCATACATGTCACCATTTCGTTCGTCCCAATTACCTTTTTTATTTGCCACAGTGAATTTTTTTACTTCCGGTAATAATAATTCTAAATGGTGTTTTACAAAGTCTTTGGATTTCATACCCTTGATTCTACACTTTCCAAATATTTGTTTGCGCATTGTATTTACGCTTAGAAGATTCACCTTCTTTTTAAAGTGTTCTTCTATGATATATGCAAAAACTGCGTTGTGTCTGGCAAGCGTGATGATAGTTTGTTGACTTGTAAAACCGCCGGCGAATCCACTTAGAGCGGCTTCCAAGTTAATTTGTTCAAACAATTTACAATATTTGTTTGATTCCAACTCAGAAATCACATGAGATGTTTTTTCTTTAGTTGTATAAAATTTTTTTGTGTCAATAAAGCCAGCATCCAGTATCTTTCCGTTTTCACTGAAAGACCAACCTGTTACTAATGTAGAAGAATCTAACCCTAATATAACCATTAACAATATATATCAACGAGTAAATCCACCGCTTGTATATTTTTGATTATTAAAACCCTTTAGATAAAGAGATTGTTGTAAAGACTCTTGACCGCTAACGGCATCTTTAAACTCGGTTTGTAAAATGCCTTGTTTAATTTTAAAACCATTGGTTACTGTATAATTTGTTTGAGATGTACTTCCTCCCACTGAAATTTCATTTGAACCTTGTAATTTAACATTTTTTTGTACAGGACTATAAGCACCGCCTGCAGATTGATTGGATAGATATCTATCTGCCAAACTGATTTTGTTAGATTCACGGTCAATTATTTTACTGTCAGATAATGTTGCCATATGTTTTTATAGTTTATTATATAATAAATATAATTAAGTATCCCATTTAACAACAATATTTATCGGAATTTCTCCTGTATTTTTAATTGGTTGTGCTAATTTTGCAATCGCCACCAAATTAGATTCATTGTATAATCCAACCGTTGTAATATACGGAGCTAAATATGATCCAGTTGGATCAACTGATGAACTATAGTTGTATTGAAAGAATTGTGGTTTGATGTAATTTTTGCTAAACTTTCCTGTTTTTTCGTTCAAGAAAGAAACCATGTCATTGTAGTTGGTCCGTCTCGATCTTGGATTTATATAATCTTTGTAATTATTTATAGTTAGATCTTGTATAAAATACTTCCATATAGATGTTCCATCTTGAACGTTTACAACTCCGTCAGCATTCACATCAAAATTTATATAAGAACATTTATTTTTTAATTGTTCTGTCAATCTGTTATCTTCATAATTTACAAATGAAGATGTGTAGAAATTAAATATTGATTCTTCAATGTCGCCGTTTACAAAATTGTTCCACCATTTTTCTGAGTTTGTGGTAGTAATATTGTAATTTATATATCTTAGTATTAAATCCAAATTGTTAAAATCAAATGTAGAGGTATTACTTATTCCGTAATCAAATACAGAAGAAGTTACGGCGGAAGGGTTTGTAGATATATTAAATTCACCGGGATCAACTGTGCAAATATATTGTTTTTCAAATAAAGATATTTGACTTTGATACTGCATGTATAAATAAGGTTTTTCTGAATCTCTTGGATCTAATGTTAGATTTTTAAGTATACTGCCTGTATTGTTTATTATAATTTTATTATTGTTGTAAAATATATTTCCAACTACATAATCTTTTTCCAAATCCGATATATTATATATAAAAGCTTTTCCAAATATATTTTCGCCAATATTATAATATTCACCTTGCTCGTCAACGAAAACTGCCAACTCTGTACACGCACCGGATACTGCTCCAGACAAATCGCACGATAAACATTCTTCCATTCTAAAGTAGATTAAAGCAGAAGAAGTTTCACAAGTTTCACTTTGATATGATGATGTATGAAGATAACCAGAAAATTTAGAATCAACACTAATGCTGCCTGATTCTGTGATTAATAATCCAGATAAATGAAAGTCGTCATTTAACGGAATTGGTGCGCCAATAGCCAAATTACTATCAGATACTGACACAGAATAACCAAATGCCGTAAATGGTTTTCCAAACTCTTTTCGTTTAGCAATTGGTTGCGAAGTCAATTGCTTTACACTAGATCCAGTTATATAATAGAGTAAACTTTGACCACAGTATGTGGATTCTCCAAAATCATTTTGATTAAAAGTGACATCGTAGTAATCTATCGAACTGGATATAAACAAAGAACTAAAAGGAAAATATGGTTTAGGAGATCCAACCAACAATTTTTTATTATAAACTGATACAGAATAACCAAATAAATTGTCTTTAAATGTATTGTTATCTCCATATAATTTGGCTATTAATTTAAAATCGCTGTTAACATCAGTTGAACATTGTTGATTATCGTAAACATACACACTACCTCTTTGTCGTAATGTATTTGAACCAGAATATTCCCAATAAACCAAATCGTTAGGTGCTCCGATTGCCAATACCGTATTGTACAATGAGACCGAATATCCAAATCTAGAATTTATCTGACTTCCGCTTGGCCAAAGTTCGACGGTAGAATTTTCTATATTATAATAAACCGAACTGGTGTTCTGATTGAAAGTTTGAGACAACTGCCATCCATTTGAAGAAGATGTGTATAGATATACGTATGATCTTGATAATTGGTTACTTCCAACTATTATTTTATCCTCTAAATATTTATCTAAACATATTGTGTGTCCAAAACCATATTGTTCTGGGTACGAAGATAAATCACACGTTAACCGCGATTCAAATTTATATATACAATTTGTATCGGTATATTTGTATATATAAACGGCGCCTCTGCCACCATTGTAATTTGGAGCGCCTACTGCTAAATATTTATTGGTGACACTCACCGAATGTCCAAACTTTTCTAAAACAGACCCGGATATAGAACACAATGGATAAGAATTTATTTCATAATTGTTGATGTAATTTGAAGAATTAGCTGATACTTCGACCAAATATCCACTTGAATTTAAAAAATAATTCGGATTAACAACATAAATATCGACTGATGCTAGGGATAAGGTTTGTCCAAAATAAAAACTACCGGTTACGCCCGTATCACCTATTGCCAAGAAATACTCTGAAATATCTATAGCAGAACCATAATTCGACTGATATATAACACTGTTTCCATCTTCAATTATAAGATAACTACATGATGTAGTTGTATCATTCAGATTTCCTGAGTCTTTAACCAAGGACGCTGTATATACAGTGCTACTACTTTGTTCTGTATAGTATGTTGGAAAATAACTGGAATTTGAATCCAAATGTTTATGTAATATTTTAACGGTTTGGTAATTTGAATTGAATTCGTCTTTTTTAATTACATAAACTTGTCCAACTCTGCTTATGCCTTCATAAGGATCATACGATTTATACGGAGGATTTCCAACTACAACAAAATTACCGTTGGTAACAACTGAAGTACCATAATTTTGATTAAATATGTTCTCTAAATTGGCCATTATGCATATAAATATTTTTTTGAGTCAAATACTGTTATTTTAATATGTATTATCAAACTAGTATTTATACACAACTAAATTCGCCTGTACATATGTATTTTGCGAGTCCTTGTTCACAGTAATTTACTACACTTCCTGTATTTTCAGCAGATCTTTCAAAATCGTTGATAAAATATGTACCCGATAAAAATAAATTATTATAACCATCGTCGTGAATGTTTGCAACCACATCTCCAGTTTGATTATTTATAATAACGCTAAATGGTCGAATTTTATCTCCGCTTTGCGTGACATTTAATGAATATAAACCAAATGTATTAGACAAATTTAATTTTGCTTGTGAAGTAATGTATCCATCAAACCCAAAAATGTTATACGAATTGTTATAATTATTATAAAACATGTTTTTTATAGTATTATAAACCAGACCTTGATATGTTCCATCCTCATTAACAGGATTTACATCAAAATTATATTGTATATCGTCCACCGTATAAAATGGAATATCAGATGTATATTTTTTACCGATTTGAAAATGTGGATTATTTTCGTCGATAATTGGAGAACAAGCCAAGTATCCGCTTTCATTTAATACATTATATTGACACGACTCAAATATCGTTGTCAATGATTCTGATACATTTGAAGTATTAAAATTGTAATTACACTCTTCAATTGGAATTAATAGTGGAAATGAATAATTTTTATCATTTGCCAATATCAAATCCAAGAACAAATTGTTTGCTGTCTTTTGTTTAGACACAGCAAAATTTGCGATCTGAATATCTTGATTTTTTAAAAATTTAACCATCCTAATATAAATAGGAAGATTTTGTTAAGTTTCTCAAAAATCTATCCGAACCTTAATCAAAAGTTCGTTGTCAAATGATTTTTGAGCGGGTGCGCTTAATTTTCCGATTGCCAATAATTCATTGTTAAAATCGTACAATCCAACCGTGGTTATGTAAGTTCTTGGATTTGTAATCAACTCTGGATAAATTATAGTTCCTCTCGTTTGTCCGTCTGTACCATCAGACACAAATGTCGGATTGTTACTATAATTAAATTCTTTATTTTTAACTCTAACAAAGTAATTGGATGATGGAACAAATTCGGATTTACGAACTGCCATATTTTTGTTTGATTTTTTCAAACTCAAATAGAATTTTCTCAACCAATTTCTCCAGTAACCTTTAAACGATGTTGAGTAGAAATTGGAAGTTCTAGTAGTTGTAATTTCTTGATTAGGAGTTGCAGCCGTAATACCAACCTTAGCATCTAATTTTATAGCATTTAATATTACTACTCCATTTGTTGGATAAAATAGACCCATTCCTTCATAATATGCACTGGTAGAGCCTCCATTCGTAAATGGAGTTGGAACTCCGTTTACTACGGATCCAGAAATTAAATTATACACATTTTGTTGAACATTTATAACTTGAGAATCGTCGATATAGGAATATTGACCATTTGCACCGCTAAAATTTAATTGAATTTGACCAGGATCAATTTGATCCTGGAATTTGTCGGCCACATAGTTCAAAACAAAAATTGCAGTGCTATCAACCGATTTATCAATACTTCCAGATGCAAAGCTAAAGTAGTTATCGCCCGGTTGTAACAGCGTATTTTTATACTGTGTATAAATCACCTTAGTTTCGTTTGTCAAAACATCTGCGGTACCATTGTTTGGATAATCTAATTTGCTACTTCCACTATTTTCATAGTCACCATATGCTATGGAAAAATATTCATCTCCACCACTGTATACATCAATATAATATTGTCCATTTTTAACATCATACGGAGATGATCCTGTCAAAACATTGGCCTGTGCGGATGATGTAATGAATGTAGACTGTGCGATTGTTAAACTTCCAGTGCCAAACATACCAGAAGAAACTTGATTTATTCTTCCTGCTACAATATCGTCGGTTGTAAATTTAGTAAATATCATATGTTATTAATTCGTAGGCACGCTTATGGTTACATTAATCGAAGCATTTCCTCCACTTTCATTTCCAACAATGGTAATATTTGTGGTAGTAGTTTTTGACAAAGAACTATTAGGTATAAATCTAAATTTATTTCCGACCACAACTTGAGAAGACTGTGAAGCTAAATCCCCCGCAAATGTCGGTATAGTAGCGGTTGTAGAATTTATACTATTTGTTTCGGTAACAACAAGTGTGCCCACATTTTTATTAGCAAGTATAGCTGTATAACCGAGAGTCACATTATATGTGGGCGATGTATTCGGAATTACATCTATAGCTGCGGTATAAGTACGAGGAACAGAAATTACAGGAGGAGCTATACTTATAGTTGGTACAGATGTAACCCCATCATTAAGAGTTACCAATTTATATTTCATAACTTGTGACTCATCTGTAATAGGCTCCATTATCGGAGCATTTCTTATGGCTATATCAAAGTATGCGCTTCCAAGTGGATGATTTGGGTTAAATTGTGTATAATCAATTTCATCGTCTGCTAACGCAAAAGCTGTGATGTTTAGTCCACCAGTTTTGGCCAGAATTTCACGACCTTTTTTTGTCAATATTGCGTTGACAGTGAGTACATTGTTGTCTAAATATGCCATATACAAATAATTATCTAAATTTTTAAGTTTTTAATCAAAAATTATATTATAAATTCATAATATAAGTATTTAAACTTGCGCTAGCACATGTAGAACAAGTCAATGGTTGTGGTATAAATAGACTAGTTGGGTCTCCGATTGAACCTGTCAAAGTACCATATAGTGGGAAATTGTCGCTCTCCATATCTACTGCTAAAAATCCTTTTATTGTAATAATTGGAGATGATCCATTATTGACACCTTTTCTGTTAACCGTCATTAACGTTGTATTTTGACCTTTTGTATAAGTATAGTATGTTACTTTTCCAGCAGTCAAAGTTTTAACTCCGGCTATTATAGTGTATTTTGATACGGATATAGCTTGTTTTTTTACTCTCGTTCCTACTTTTACAAATTTACTCAAATGTCTGTTTGAATAACCGTTTCCAAAAGATCCGCTATATAATTTTGGAAGGTACTTACTGCCAGTTATTTGTTGTGAATTTAATCCAGAACCCGATCCAACAATTTGTATAGTATCATAACTTGAAGTAAATGTAGTAATTTTACCATCGTTATTTACCAATTGATAATAATCATTTGATGGAAATTTAATAGCGTTTCTGATATTATAACCATTTTTATCTAAATATATGTATTTACCATACTTGGCAAATATAAAATCTCGGTCATCAACCACATCTTTTATTTCAAACAAAGAATAGTTGTAAGTGTTATGATCGGTATCAAGTTGAGATATATAGTCGAGGGATACAATTCCATAACTTGAAGAATCATTTGTGTTAATTAATGACGAACTAAACGACGGCGTGGAATTTAATACTAATATGCTGGAACTGTTGTTTGTATCCACAGTAGTAGTGACCACATCCTTGTAGTTAAATTTAACTCTTTCAAATATAGATGGCTCAAGTAATAATCCGGTTTTTAAAGTAGAACGAGTTGGTGACACCTTTTTAATAAAATCAAATACTGAAAAATCTATATAAAATTTATATGTGCTGTAATTTTCTTGGGGATAAACATATTTTAGATTAGTTTCTGCAAATTTTTTTTGTCTTAACTTCAACTCAGGATAATTTCTAGAAGTTAAATATTTTGGATCTCCAATAATATCACTTATACCTTCTTTACCCAAGAAATCTGCAATCTTAGAATTTAAATATTGATATGGTGTAATATAATATCCAACTAAATTTGAATCACTAGCCTGTATGTCATTCGTGTAAGATGAATATGCATACGGCACCAAATTAGAATCAACTGTCTGAGTTATTTTATTTATATTTGCATTTGATTTAAAATTTGGACCATATCTGTTAGAGTTTATTGCTTGCTTTATGTTAAAGTTTTCAAACTGGTATGGGAAAATATCGGTCGAAACTACATCACAGTGTGGGTATCCTCTTGTTGTTGAATTTCTATCAAAATTGTATGCGTAAAAAGATGTATCATAAAATCCATTCTGGTTAGCAACCGTAGAATATGGAGTTCCATACAAATTTACAGGCGTATCGAAACTCCACAGATAATACATATTGCTATAAATAAGTGCTTTATCAACAATGGAGATTGAGTTTAAGTTATAAGAGTGTTCGGTAAAATCATCGTCGGATAAAGGTAATTTTTGAATCTTAATTTTATCGAGATTTCCATAAAATTGTTTTGACGACGAATAATTAGCCACATAATAACTTCCAGAAGAAAAATACTTGTTCTGTGAGTAAGCAACAGTCTTAGTTACGGTATCGGTAAAGTTTAACCGACTGCCGTAATATTGATTAACACTTAACTTGTAAGTATGTGGAACATATTGTTGTGCTGCAGACGATGTAAGAGATTGAGTTGTATTATTATAATTTAAGTTAGAAATTAAGTTTAATTTATCTATTTGTATATTTGGCGTTGGCTCTCTTGTTACCATAAAGGTAAAAAAGTCGCCATTCAAATAAGGCAATTCCATCGTTGATAGACTTGATGTAAATCCAGATTCCTTGGGAATCAACTCAAATATTAAATTAGCAGATTGTTGTTGTTTAGACTTTTTTAAGTATACTTGCCAATCTACTTTATTATTTCTTAATTTCTTAATTACAGGAATTTTATCTTGAAAATCATATTTGGTTGATTGATCTAGTCTGAATGTGGCTTCAATTGTGGATACACCTGTAAATACTTCCTGACATGACTTTGTTAATCTTAAATTAGAAGATCCAGATGTCCACTGTGATGTTATATCTAAACTATATTCACTTCCTGTAAAATTAAATTTTAGATATTGATTATCTGTGAATCGCGTCATATACACGACATCATCAAAATCATAATAGATATTTTTGCTTGCTAACACATCTGGACTAGTATATTCTGTGACATTTATTAAATCTGTAGAAATGCCAAATATAGATCTAATCAACCCAAAAGATGTTGAAGTTCCTTTTGTTTTATATATATAATTTAAATTATTAGCAATTCTATTAAATATAGATTTTGCATACGTGAAATAAGAAGATGAAATCGTGCCTTCCATCTGTGTATTATTGAAAAGCAACTTATTTATATCGCTTTTATTAAATTTGTCATTGGTTACATTCCAGTTAAATGAGTTTAATAATTCTTCTATATAATTTTTTGGATAAGAATTATCGTCGTTGTAATCTAAAGGATATGATTTTGGAAATTTTTTGATAAACACAAGTATATTATCAAAAAAATGACCAACCATTGCGGTAAACTTTAAATAATCTGAACAATCGCTACTATCTTTTATGTATTCTGGAAGCTGATATATCAAACTATTATAGTTTGACTTATCAAACTGAACACCATTTTCAATTTTATCGTCTATACTTGATGTGTCATAAAACAAATATGATTCATATTCATCAAAGCTATCCAACAACAAAATTTGTTCATTTTCAATTTTACCAAATTCATCGGAATATGACGCTGATATGGAAGTGTTTGTTTGAGAATTTGCTTTTTGAGCCAATTCCGTTTTTGAAGCTTCAAGTGTATGAAACTTTGATATTTTGTTTTTTGCAATCTTACTTCTCAACTCAGCTGAAGAAAAATTTATAAAGTTAGTAAACTCATCGTAGTTTATTAACAAGTCGTTTACTTTTTGTTGTACTCTGGATTTTGCGGAGAACAGTGTGTTAGATTGATATCCTGAAAACTTGTCGTTTGACGAATCTATAGCCGGAACATTTACAGTAAAATTTACACCATTTAAATACACTTTTCTAGAAACTGGTTCAGTATATAAATTTATCGTAAAATACACAGGAGATAGAGAGATATTAGATATCCAACATGTATCTTTTATAGAATATTCCAGTGGAAGTGGAGAGTCCAATTTAATTTGAATATTCATTCGTCCATCTGACGGATTCAAATAGCTAGTGTGGTTTAAAATTTTTACAAATTTACCAAGATCGAAATTTAAAACATTTTTATATATGCCATAGTATTTGTCACTATAACTCTCTAATAGTTCTGAAATCTCAGGACTCAACCAATCATTAAAAATTATGGTTGTAAAAACATTTAAAGTTTCTTGCAAATCTAGATCTGTTAATGATGTTTTTTGTAATATTGCATCTTGACTTACTTTTGTAACAATAATTTGTACAGCATCGAGTATTTCTTGTATTGAAAACTTTATATCGTTATATGTGTATATAAAATTTTTAATTTGATCAGATACGCCGACAAATATAGAATTTTCGTTAACGACTGTATCTGCTGAATCAGACAAATTTACAGTTTTGTTATATCCTATATAAACGGAATTAATAAATTCTTGTAGTTGAGCTGATGATTTTAAACCCAACAATTGCGCATATTTAATGTAATTAAATGTATTACTCTCCAATGTAAATGATTGATCTATAGGATTTTTATCTACAATTGGAACCAATTCGTCTATCACTTGTAAAAAAACAAATTTTTTATCAGCGAAAGATGAGATTTTAATAGAATCTAAACGATTAGTTTCGTTGGTTGTGGTATTAAACGCAAATGACAACCTTAACTCAGTTCTGCTGGGAGAAATTTCTTTTATGAACAATCTATTTTTTACATTTCCAGCTATATTTCTTATTGGGTTATATAACACATAATATTGACCAGGATTTAATTCGTTAATTTTTAAATCAAATTGTGAATGTAAAAGCAATTCGTTGCCGTATATAGCATAATTGGTTATAGGATTTTTTACATTGTAATTTTTTAGAGTTCCATTTATATCACGATAACTTCCCTGTACCACACTATAAGTCGTTTTTGGTATGACGCGATTAAATAATATGGGTTCTTGATTGCTATTATATATACTTAATTCTAAAATGTCATCATCCGAATCTCCGAAAAACTCTTGTGAATTTAGAATTTGTTGTTCGTATAAAGATTGAATATCCTTACTAAAATACGAAGCACTTACTATTCCGTAAGATAAGTCTTGTTCATTAATTGTTAAATAATCGTAAGGCATATTAAGTTAGTGGTAAAAACGGAAAATCGTCTCCAAAATCAGATGGAACTTTTCCTTGACCCAATTGTATTCGCAATGCAATAATAGTATCTTTTTGTGCATTAATTACTTGCTTGTCGTCATTATTTTCATATTTTTCTATCAAACCATTAACCGTCTGATTTAAAATTCGATTTTCTTCAAGAAGATTGTTATATTGCTCCAATACTGCGGCAGTATTTCTTTTTTCTTCCACTTGCAAAGTTTGTAACTCTGTAAACTCAGTTGAATTTGAATCCAAAATTTTATCATTGTTATAAACAATCGTTTTTAATGGTACCTTGACATAATTTAAGTTACCATTCATCGATTGAGCTACAGAAAAAACTAATTGATAATTTCCAAACGAATCTACATTATTTGAAAAATTTCCTAGATTTTTGAAAGAATCAACTTCATCAACCGCAACATCATAATTTAATGGGATATTTTCCATGTTATCTTATAATTTTAAATATTTTACCAGTGTCTACGATGTCAACGGATTTGTCGTCATACTCCGATTTTATAAATATTTTCATGTATCGTTCCTGCGGTAATCCTGTGGTTTGCAATTTAAAATAATTGCCCTGTACAGGATCACAACTCAACTTAGTATATCTGTCGAACCCAACTAATACCTCTTCAGATTCTGCGTCTTTAATCATATAATATGAACTAGACGGTAGATATTTTGGAGTTATCATTGCCGGTTGTTGATACGATTTGTTAAATTGCTTCAATGGATATCTATCTCTAGCAAATACAAATATTTTTGGCAAACTTCCAGCTTTATACTGATCTTTTAAATATTGTAAATTTATAATATTTTGAATAGAACCAGTAACTGGCGCCAAACTTCCTTTATTAAATACACTATCATCCCAAGCCACATCGATATATGGACTGTAAATTGTATTTGTATCTCTACTGAAGAACTGTAACAATCCATTTGTATTGTGTAATGGTGGAGTGTCAATTTCAAATGAGCTCAATAATATTAATCCGCTGTTTGGTATACAACCACATAGCCAAGATCTAACAATCGTGGTTATATCCATGGAAATATCGCTCTGTTCTCCATAATTAAATGATTGACTGCAAATCAATCGACTATTTACTAACGAAGAATATTGTGTAGAATTGCAAATCCACTTTGGCTTATTTGTATATGTGGCCGGAACATTATAATACCAAGTTCCACCTTGGTTTTGAAAACTTGCGGACGAATATGATGATGTTAACAGATAATTTACTTGTGGATAACTGCTAGTTAGTGAATTTCCATACCACAATTTATTTTCATAATAATCTCTATAATTCCAACTAACTCCCAACTGAGATCCATCATCAGCATATCTTCCGTTTCCATTGTCCCAACTTTGACTTATAGGATAAGCATAAATCTTATATCCCAACGGAAGATTTCTTGCTCCACAAGCTTTTAAATTAAGAGTGAATTTAATGTTTGAACCGCTGATACTGTTATTTGATATAGACTGACTGAGTTCGGATATATCAAACTTAATTAAAGTTCTACTAAATTCTGGAGTTATCAAATAGTTTGCAGTTGATGGAGTTTCAAATGAACCAGAATAATATCCTTTAAAATATCCTTTAAAATTAACCACATCTACATAAAATAATTTACTTGAAGTAACTGTGTTGATATATCCATTGAAGTTTGATCCACTAAAAGAGCCACTGAAAGATCCTGAATTCAAATTACCTACTGGAATATAAAATCCGGATGTACATGGAATTCCTGTATTAGATTTGCCTTGCAATTTTCCTCTAAATTGAGTAAAACTACCTGTTCCATTCAAAGATGATGTTAATGGCGAAACTGTGTAATTTTTATTTCCAAGTTTAAGTTTGGTAAAAAATGATCCTACTTTTAATGATCCAGAAAAACTGCCTGTAGTCCAGGAGCCAGTAAAATATGAATAGTTTATTATATTCATACTTCCGCTAAAAGATCCAGATGCATAAGTTGAAGACCCAGAAACATATAGTGGTTTCTTTGGATTAGATATTACATTTGATAATCTGCCAGTAAAATTTGATATAAACGATGTGTTGGGTACTACCGAAGACGTTAATCCAAACGCATACCACTTACTGCCAGAATAAATGTATATATGTTCTGTGTCATACGCTAACCATCCTTCATTACCATACGATGATGCGGTAAGAGGAGCATCGTGCCAATTTGGATTTGTATAAACAGTTTTTGTACCTAAATTGGATGCATAAATCTCCAATATTTCATCCAGACCAAAATTTTTATTAATATATTTGTCTGAATTATTTATGTAAGAGTCTTGAGATGAATATATAAATGTATGCATATTATACTACTATCCCCCTTATGTCAGAATCTGGAAATTTAACTTCAAATACAGCAGGATCTTTAGGAGGATATATTATATTATTTTGTGTTGCTATACTCATGCTATATGCAATTGGAGAGTAGTTTCCATCGTCTATAGTTAAATTTTTAATACTAATTTCGCTCACAGATTGAACACCCTCATTTTGCATTATTTCAAAGTTTATCTGACTCAAATTGATAGGTTGATTAAAACTCCAATTATCGATATCAAAGAAATTTTTTACAGATTGTACGCACGCATTTAATACTTCAAATTTATTGAAACCCTTAAATACGGTTATTTTAAATTGAACATCGATGTTTATAATGTATCCATCAATTATGTTTATTCTGTCGGTAAGAATTTTATAATTTTCTAAATATGTAATTAAATTTTCTAATGTTGCCTGATTTATTTGAGTTAAATTTTTATTAGCATCATATCCCAATAGATACAAATTGTTTGTAAATGGATTATTGGATTGTAAAAATTTTCTTCTATCCAACGGATTCAACGGAGTGAGATCTACAGTCGTATTATTCAATGTATTTGTCAATCCGTTAATCAATCCATTGTATTGAACTTCTCTGGTCAAATTACTTTGTACAAATCCTTTAGATATATTACCAAGTTCGGGTGGTAACGCATATACTCTCAACAAAAAATCGTCCTCGGTAACCATTCTGTTTTGTGAAGAAAAATTTAAAATAGCATTTTGTCTTATTTCTTCATCTGTTTCTGCGTCAGCTCCACCAGTTGAGGACTCAACATTATTTACATTGAGTGAATTTTTAATATTATTCAATAATATAACCTCACTATCTGTAAGTGCAGTTACATCATTCATATAAGATACAGCGTTTATTTTATTTATGTCCCCAGAATTTACATTTGAGTTTAAACCACCACCAATAATGTATGTTACTGTTAGTGTTGTATTTGATGGTGATACACCATATGAATTGGCTTTTAATACATTCGTGTTATCTAATGAAATGTTTAGATTCTTTAAGTTAGAAAGTGCTACACCAACATTTGTAGGGTTTGGTATAACAACAGTATTATCATAATTTTCAGTGTTTGCGCCGAATTGAATTGTAGTAATATTATTTTCATTAACAGTAGTAACAAACCGCATTTCGGTTCTCAAATATTTTAATATTTTCGGAGTTTCACTTCTGTATTGTGATAGAGTTTGATTGTTTAATGGAACATTATCTATTTGGATAGGAATTGTATCTTGTGCGAGATAATTAACTTCGTAGTAATTATTGTTGTTATTATCAACAATACTTATTATCTTTAATACATTTGTTTCATCTAAAGATATTGTCAAAAATGGAACTGCATCTGTAACTGAAAATTGTTTTGTTATTATTTTTCCAGAATAAGCTCTTGCAGATTTTTTGATCAAATAAAATTGCGGTGCTCCTGTATTATCACGATTGTATACAGTAATTTCTCTTGGAGAAAACTTTGTGTCTTGACTAAAATCTATACTATCCTCAATAATAAAATCAACGCCAGCACCACTGCCTAATTGAGTAAATGGTTGTAATATTAAACAATATCTTTCATCCGGTACATATTCATTGTTTGATGTTCTCAATGCAGGCAATAGTTGAAATACATCCACTATTGTAGACGATGCGGATGACACTTTAGGTTTATATCCCAGATATCTCGCCGCATTAATAATGTTTCTACGATCTTTTGCAAACTGAATAAAACTTTCAAAAAACTGTTGATCGGTGTAGTATGATAACACATCGCCTACATAAGCGGCTTGTTCAATGAATATTTGTCCTGGGGAACTTTCACTGAAATCTTTATATGATTGGGGATAATACTGCTTTGTAAAATCAATCAACTGTTGACGAAGAGATGAAAAATCTCTATTAAGATAATTAATATCCTTGGTGTTTGCATTAAAAGTTTTATTGATTAATTTTGCCATTATATTACATTGTTATTCAGACTAAGCTCAGTTTTACCAACTGTATTATTATATCTGAATGTTATACTTATAAATATTGAATTTTCGTCTTTATTATCAGACTGTTCTTTAGATAATTCTACATTCAATATGGTAGTGTCATTTACAAATCTATCTATATCTCGTTGTAACACATCAACAATGATATTGTTATTGACTTCTTCACCAACTGTTTGAAATAAAAGATTATACAATCCAGACCCAAATTGATTATTGAATCTTCTTTCTCCCGGAACTGTCAATAATAAATTCTTAATATTATCTCCAATTTGAGAAATCGTAGTTGTGTTCGTTGCAAAATATCCATTATTACCAAGTTGTATTGGTAACGATAATCCTATTGCTTTTTTTGGAGATAAAATCATAAGATATTACTTAGATCTTTTTTTATCAACCGCTTTCATTAAAGATCTATAATCTCTATTCATCGCATTATACACCGATTTAACTGGCTCTGGTGAATTTTCAGGCGCTTTTGTTTCGGTAATGACTTCTCTTGTAGTCTCACCATAGCCACCCATCATGCTAACCATTCCGCCTTCTTGAGGAATTCCGCCAGTCGTTTCATTCAATATATTATTCAAAACAGGATTATTCGTATATTTTACAGCTTTCTTTGGTTTCTGAGTCGAAACATTGACGGCTTCTTCTACAATAGATTCTGACTTTTCCAAATAATTAACTTGTTTTGATTTACCAGAATTACCCAACAAAATTTCCGCAAGTTGAGTTTTTAACTCTTCTCTGAGAACATTTTTTACTTCTTGTTGTACAGTTTTTTTAATATAGTCCTTTAATACATCAATTTTCATAATATTATATATAATTATTAACCCAAAGGAGATTTTGGTAAATTTAATAATGCTTGAGCACCTTTTGTATTGTCGGGTCTTGGTATTTTTACTGTTTTAATACGGGGTGTGTTTGTTGGTTTTGGTATATTTGGCTTTGGTAATCCTTTTTGTACACCAGCTAATTTTGCGGCCGCAGCACCAACAGCGCCACCTAAAACAGCTCCTATACCAGCTCCTTTACCACCACCAACTAATCCGCCGATACCAGCTCCTTTACCACCACCAACTAATCCGCCGATACCAGCTCCTTTACCACCACCAACTAATCCGCCGATACCAGCTCCTTTACC